AAAACAGGTAAAATTAAAAAAATTAGAGAAGAAAAACTTGTAGAAGGGTATTCAGTAACAGATGTTGAAGCCAAAGTTACAAAAAAATATGAGGGGTTTGCACATGAGTGGAGAATTACCTCAGTCTCTGAAAGTAAAATTGATGAGGTTATTCAATAACTAATTTTAAAAAAGTAGTCAAATTCGGCTACTTTTTTTTTGTACTTAAATAAAGTTTATTTTGTCTAATAGTTAGATAAAATAAACTTTTTTTGTTTTTGGTAATATTTATAATGAAAATAACAATAATTTTTCATGCAAGAAAATAACAAATTAGTACAAGAGGCACTTATTCAAATGAAACAAGTTGAAGAAGCAATTGCCGAAAATGCAAAAGGAATACTTGCTTCAACTATGAAGGAAGAAATCAATCAGCTAGTAAAAGAATCTCTTTCTGAACAAGATTTAGAAGATGATGAGGTTGAATTAGATGTTGACATGGATGATGAAATGGACTCTGATGAAGAGGAAATGGATTTTGACATGGATGCTGATAATGAAGACGAAGATGAAATGGACATTGAAATGGATTTTGATATGGACATGGATTCAGACGAAAGTCCAATCGACTTAACAGGTGCATCAGATGAAGAAATTCTGAAAGTATTTAAAGCTATGGGTGAAGAAGATGGAATCATTGTAAAAAAAGACGGTGATGATATCCACTTAACTGATAATGATACTGATGAAGAGTATTTAGTTAAACTTGGTGAATCTGAAGACGATATCTATGAGTATAATATGGATGAAGAAATGGATGACACGGAATTTAATTTTGAAGAATTAGGTGAAATGGATGACCAAACAACTGATGACGTTATTGATGCAATTTTTGCTGACGGTGATGTTGACGATATCGAAGATTCTGAAGATTCTGAAGGAATTATGTTCGAAATTGTATTTGAAGACGATGAAGAAGAAAAATTTATCGACGAAGAAGACGGTGAAGACATGGTGGACTTAGAGGACGGAGAGGACTTAGGAGAGTCTTACAACCCAAGAAGAGCTGTGAGAGAAGGAAAATCAACAGTTAAACCTAAAGGTATAGTTGGCTCAGGACCTAAATTTACTTACAAAGATAAAGCCGGTGGTGGATTCGATGAAAATAAAAAAGAAGGTCCAAAATCTGTAGGTACAGGTAAAGCTAAATTCGAATACAAAGAGGGTGGAAATATGGAAGGAAAATCCAAAGTTGTAAAGGCAGAAACAAAAGAAGGTGATTACGGAATGAATAAGGGTGAAAAATCTAAAACCATGAAAGGTAAAGAAGATTACACTACTAAAAAAGGTGATACTTTAAAAAGAAAAGCTTTTGAAAAAGAAGAAACAAAAGAAGCTGCTAGAACATACGGAATGGGTTCCAAAGAAGGTAGAGGACTTAGAAAAGCGATTACTAATAACAGAAATTATGTTTACGGTAAAAATGGAGTAAAAGTAGAATCTACTCAAGAGGTGACTATGTTAAGAGAAAAAAATGAAGAATACAGAAAAGCGTTAAATGTTTTCAGAGAAAAACTTAACGAAGTTGCAATCTTCAATTCAAACTTGGCATATGCAACTAGATTGTTTACTGAACATTCGACTACTAAAAAAGAGAAAATTAATATCTTAAGAAGATTTGACGATGTTGAAACTTTAAAAGAATCTAAAAATCTTTATCAGTCAATTAAAGGTGAATTATCTAAACCGGAAATTAAAAAATCACTTAGTGAATCAGTAGAAAACAGAATTCAAAAAACAGTATCTACAGGTTCATCGACTACTTTAATTGAATCAAAAACTTACGAAAATCCGCAATTCATGAGAATGAAAGATTTAATGAGTAAATTAGGGTAATCAAAATAAATAAATAAAAATTAAAAACAAAATATTTTAAAATGGGAGCATTATTAGAATCAGGATTAGTTGGTAACATCGGGTTGAAACACCTTAAAGTTATCAAAGAAGACACAATCAACAAATGGGACAAATTAGGATTCTTAGAGGGTCTTAAAGGTCACATGAGAGAAAACGTTGCACAATTATATGAAAACCAAGCATCGTATTTAATTAACGAAGCATCATCTACATCTGATACAGGTGCATTTGAAACAGTGGTTTTCCCAATTGTTAGAAGAGTATTCTCTAAATTATTATCTAACGACATCGTTTCTGTACAAGCTATGAACTTACCAATTGGTAAATTATTCTACTTCGTACCAAACATTCAAGCGTATACTGAAGATTCAACATCTACTAATGGTATTCACCGTAAACCTTACGGAGCACCTGGGTATGACAACGCTACTGATGGACCTGATGGACCAGGAAGTGGTTACAACTACAATGACACTAAAGACCTTTACGATAGATTCTATGAAGGTAATGAACCAGCTTTAGACCCACCAGGTTTATATGACTATTCAAAAGGACAATTCTCAGCAGTTACACATTTAAGTACTAATGGGACTAAAGTCTCTACTGTTGCATGGGCTGGTGACCAATTAGTTGTTTCAGGATATGGAACATCTGATTATAGAAAAGTATTAATTGTTATGTCAGGTTTCGCAAGTAATGGGGCAGGTAAATTAATCGGTCCTGATGGTCAACCAATGGATAACGAATCTTTCTTAGCTGATTTAACAATTAAAGGTATTTCTACAAACCCAACAACTGCAGCAAATGCAAATAACGCTTACTTATTTAGAGTTGTGACTCAAAGATACGGTAAAGGAATTGTTGAGTACGGAAATAATAACCAGAGTTTATTATTCCCTGAAAGTAAAACAGGTGGTGGTCAATATGACGACTTATGTGATGCTGAAGGAAAAATTTACTTAGAGGTTGATTTACAAGTACCAGTATGTATTACTTGTGGTGGTTCAATGGACGGTTACACAGGTTCAACATTCTCAAGTAACACAGAAACTAACAACGCATTCGTTGCAAGTTATAGAATCTACAGAAACTTAGAGTTTGAAGATAGAATCGGTGAAGTTTCTTTTGACTTAATGTCAGTAACTGTTTCTGTAACAGAAAGAAAATTAAGAGCACAATGGTCTCCTGAAATGGCTCAAGACGTTGCTGCATTCCACAACATCGATGCTGAAGCTGAATTAACAGCTTTATTATCTGAGCAAGTTGCGGCTGAAATCGACCGTGAAATCTTAAGAGATTTACGTAAAGGTGCGGCATGGAACTTACGTTGGGATTACAATGGTTGGAAACGTTTAGGGTCTTCTGCAGTTCCTTATACTCAAAAAGACTGGAACCAAACGCTTATCACAGCGATTAACCAAATTTCTGCTCAAATCCACAAATCTACATTAAGAGGTGGAGCGAACTGGATTGTAGTTTCTTCTGAAATCTCAGCTATCTTTGACGATTTAGAATACTTCCACGTATCAAACGCTTCTCCTGAGCAAGACCAATACAACATGGGTATTGAAAGAGTTGGTACTCTTGCAGGACGTTACCAAGTTTACCGTGACCCTTACTTCCCACCAAACCAAGTGTTAATGGGACACAAAGGAACATCATTGTTAGACACAGGTTATATCTACGCACCATACGTACCATTACAATTAACTCCAACAATGTATAACCCATTCAACTTTACACCTATCAAAGGTATTATGACACGTTACGCTAAGAAAATGGTTAATAACCGTTTCTACGGACGTATCACAGTTGATGGTGTTAGAACATTCGACTTAAGAGAATTGAGATAATCAATATCTTATGATATACCAAAAAGAGGACAAATATTTGTCCTCTTTTTTTTTTCGAAGTATTTATAGTAAAACAATAGAAATGATTAAACAGAATTGGAATATAAATGAGGATGAAAAAAATAGAATTTTAAATCTTCATGAGAGTGCAACTAAAAGATTGTACTTATCAGAACAAGAAAACGAAGAAGTAATAGATGATTCTTATTATCAAATAGTTAATACTCCACTATATTTTAAAATTAACGAAGGTTACTTATACTGTTCAGTATGGGATGATAGAAAAAATAAAGAGGCGACTCCTTGGACTTATATAGGTGGTGATTTATATAATTTTAAAGTTAATTATAAATCAGGGGAGTTAATTTCCGATAAAGGTTGGGGTTTAAATTTTAAAATTACTGACGAATATTGGAATGAAATTGGTGCAACTTCGTTATCCTCACAAGGTATTAGACCTATGCAATATAATAATGTTGAATATAAACTTATTGCTATGTCACCCCCATTCTCAGACAAAAGACTTCCACATGCACTTGACAAAACAAAAGTTGGAGTACCAACAGTTTATACCGCAAAAATAGTGGCGATGGATATAACTTTATTAGAAGGTAGGTATGAAGAATCTGAAGATGATACAATATCACCAGTAATGTATGTTAAAAAAGGTAATAAAGGAATTTTAATACAATTGTTTCCTGGTGTTAGTGCTAAAT